GCTAAACACCGACTCACTCAAGACCTACCAAAAGACCAGTGGCACAGCAAGAGACGGAAACGCAGGAATTGTCGTGCTATACAACCAGACAGGAGGGGAAGATGCTATTCAAGGTACTACTGCTCGACAACCACTTTTATACAACGCAGGGTTGCTTGTAAAAGCAAACGCATCGCCTTCAATGAAGTTTGATGGTACTGATGATTCTTTAAGATTCTCTGACGATGACTTCTCAGATACACTTAACTTAAATTCGTTATCTACTTTCTTAGTGTTTAAACATGATGTTTCTGATGCTACTGGTTGGGCTTTGACATTAGGAACAAATGCAGGAAACAAGCGATGGTATATGCCTAATTTGTCCACTGGAACCTTTGAGTTTCGGTATGGGAGCCATAATGCAATTACAACATCAGGAAACATAAATGTTAATTTAGCTACTGGCGTTGCAGGGCTTAACTCCGCTAAATTCAAAGCTTATCTTAACGGCTCAGAACTAGGCGAAAGAACTGTTCAAAGCAACTCATCAGATACAGGTGTTGCGTTTATTGGTGCGTTTGATCAAGGATCTAGTCATTTCAACGGAAAGATATCTGAACTTGTTATCTTCGATACGGAACAAAACACTAATAGAGAAGCCATTGAAAAAGACATAGCAAACTTCCATAACATAACATTATCATAGAGTATGACCGATCCATTTTACATTATATACGACAACGAGGCTCAAGCACTTCTTAGAAGTCAACAAGCAGGAGGGATGAGAGGACTTAGTTGGTCGATCAATGGAACTGGAAGTCGATACTGGTTTTCTGTTCAAGTTGAAAGCAAAAAAGATAATCCTAGAGCAGCGATAGTATTACCAACAACAACGGAAACAGAAACAGACCCAGAAACATTTGAAGTAATCTCTTCAACAGTTGTGGTGGTTGATAAAGACATCCTTACTGATGAAGACGAGGTTGTAGAGAATCTTCCGAGTGACTGGTCATATCCTCCCGAACCTTTACTAGAAGAACCAACAGAACCTCAGAGAGCTAGGGATGCCGATGGAAAATTCATAGCAGACGACCCAACTACTCCTGATGTCAACGAAGCTTGGACTCAACCCGATTAAAAAATTTATATGAACTACGAATCACAAACAGCCGAGCAGATCTATTCAGTACTTGAAGGTAAGAAACATAGTTACCTGGATAGAGCTAGGCAGTGTTCAAAACTTACGATACCTTACATTCTTCCTGACGAAGGATTTAGTTCTCACTCACGACTCAATACACCATTTCAAGGCGTGGGGGCCAGAGGTGTCAACAACCTTGCTTCCAAGTTATTGTTGGCACTTCTTCCACCCAACATATCTTTCTTCAGACTGCAAGTGGACACTAATAAGCTCCAGCAGGAAGGCGCACCGGAAGAGGTAGTGAGTGAGATAGATTCAGCCCTTAGAAAAGTTGAGGACGCTGTAAACGATGAGATAGGTAAGGAAAGATACAGAGTAGTTATTCACGAATCACTCAAACAACTCATTGTTACAGGAAACTGTCTTCTTTACATTGACCAGGATGGAGGCATGAGAGTCTTCCGGTTGGACAGGTTTGTTATTGAAAGAGATCCTATGGATAACATTCTTACAATAGCAACAAAGGAAACACTCAGCTACGAGGCACTTGATGAGGACATTAAGGCAGCCGTACAAAAGCCACAGGATTCTGGAGTAGGTGAAGGAGGAAATGTTAACCTCTACACTGCCATGTGTAAGCACGGTGACAAGTGGATGCTTAAGCAGGATGTTAACGGAGTAGTGTTGCCTGAAACAGGTACAACATTCCCCCTTGATAAGAACCCATATATCCCTCTTAGATTCAGTAGAGTTGATGGAGAGAACTATGGACGCTCATATGTTGAAGAGTACCTTGGAGATCTTCAGTC